GAGGCTCTTGAGTACATGAACTCTATAGGTCTATACCTAGACTCATCAAGGAGGACAACAAGACAGGTGCAGAGTGCTCAAGTGAATCAGAATGCTATTAGTGACTTTGGCTATGAGAACTTCGGAGCGAAGGTTACTAAGAGAGGTCTGGTGAAGGCTGCGCAGTCAGAAGAGGCCATGTTGAAAGAGCTATACAACGAGGCTGTGAAGCATGGCTATAAAGATTCATGGGAAGAGTATAAAGCTAAGATGGAGAACGCAACACCTGCACCTGAGGGAGTAGTGAGAGAGACTTCTAATCCTACCGAGATGGAGCGCAGAGAGCGTGAGCGTCTTACTGCTGAGAAGGCAGCGCATGATCCTGATGCTCTTAGAGCAGCTATATCACCAACTGTGGTATAAAATATACCATAGTTTGCATGCATAGTTTGTTTGCAATGGTATTGCATTCTTATGTGATTTGTGATATGATGTACGCATGAGAATAGATGAATGAACATACTATAATGAAGGGAGGTGCAAACATGGGAGATCCTATGAAAGACTTAGTTGCTGAAGGGTTTGAAAAAGTCATGATTGGTTTGAGAGATCAGAAGTTTTCAATAAAACAACTCGAAACGATCTGTTCCATGTGTAGAGAAATTGAGAGGATTACAACAAAAAGACTTTCTGAGGTACATAAGCCATAGCTACCTGATTTAGGAAGGGAGGTGATACTGTGAAGGTGGTCATGAATCTACGAATCTGCAACGAGGGAGGTATGTATCGTTGGGAGCTGTGGAGAAGAGGTGTAGGGGTTAATAAGTTTCAATGGTACAAGTCTACACAACTGGCGACCAAAGCTGCCAAGAATGTTGCCAAGATGTTGAACATCACTATCAACAAAATAGAGTACACATAGGAGGTGCTACGATGAAACTATCATTAGAAGCACACGGCTATGTCACTAGGTCCTTCGAAGAAAAGTCACCACTCTTTATAGCAGCCTGCAAGACTGTGCCACCTCCTTGGGGAAAGAAGGGTGAGACACTGATAACCTCAGGCATCCCTCCTACGAAGAGACAGGCGAGTAAATGGCTTAGAGGGAAGGGGATAGCGTACAAGGTCTATCGAGGAAGAGTATGATGGATAAGAACCTCGCAATGATCTTGTTCTACATAGGGCTGTTGGTAGTTGTTATTCTATTAACCACTACAAAATAGGAGGTGCAATCGTGGAAGAGAATAGTGAGATGGACATGGAGATAGAGGAAATCTGTGAAGCTTGCCTCGACAAAGGGGAGTGCCATCTACGAGATGTTGAGAATGGCAGGAGTGCAATCTTCCAAGATCAATTTGAGCACTGTCAGGAACTTGGTCGAGCTGACTATCGAGATGATGAGGAATGGGAGTGTCGTTCGTTGGCAGAAGATGAGTAATCTGGAGAGGAGGAAACAGTAAAATGGAACTAACGAATGAGAACAAGGAGCACATTGATGCGTTGTCTCATTACCAGCTACTGTCAAAGTGGAGAACCGCCCCTGTAGGTGATCCTTGGTTTCAAGGAGAGACTGGAGTCTATTGGGGAGATCGAATGAGGGAAAAAAGAGATGAAGATCCAGACGGTGCTGTTTTGGACTCTAAGGCTTTAGGGTGGTGACTATATAGAAATAGGAGGTGCAACTATGGACGTCATGGGAGAGTTACAGACTATGATACAGTCGGGAGGTCTCAGTCGAGCAAAGTTGACTGCCATTCTTCGTGACATGGCACAGACTACTGAGAAGAAAGTTCGTAGACCTTGTCAACCAACTATGCCAGTTGTGCAGTATACCGAGGTTGAGCGTAGTACAACCTGTCTTCATTGCAACACTATTCACGTAACACATCTAAAATTCAAAGAAAAGGAGGACTCTGTAGGTATTGTCAGAGGTGGAAAGGTGATGATCATCAATGCTATGTCCCCAGCGAAGGTTGAGTGTGTATCAACCTATTGCATAGCCTGCGAAGACTTCGTCAAGCGTATGTCTAGGGAGGAGCTGGAGGAGCGGTATATGGTGCTTCTTACAGGCAATCAAAAGATGCCGACTAACTATGGTATATTATATACCAAAGAGAGCCGAGAAGAAAAGGAGGAGTGATGAAAGAGGGATACTTAATAACTCTATACGACAAGTATGATAGAGAACGTCTATTCATAATAAAACCAGAGGAGGTGAAGAAGAATGGAGAAGCAAGAGATAATACTCAAGATCGACGAAGACAAAAAACACTCGGTACGTTACAAACCTTCTTCGCAAGATGCTGCAATTACAGCTATTTATGTTATGCGAAGATGCTTAGGACCATTAGTTCCTAAGACGATCAAGGTCACTATTGAAGAGGTATAAGCCACACCAAGGAGCGCGAGAGTGTGCTCGAAGACTTATAAGACGACAGAAAAGGAGGGCGATAGGCTGAATACAAAGGTGATCATTCGTAGGCAAAATAGGTATTGACAACTTTTGATTTTTATGATACGATCATACATACAATGGTCAGAGGCTTTTCAACTTAAACATCTAACAAGAGGAGGTAAAGAGTATGGTAGAAGTCACTGCAAAGGTTCCGAAGTTGAGCAAAGAAGCAACAGTTCTGGTTGACCTCGGAGACAATGGTGCTGATGCTATCGCCAGGTTCGGCGATGAGGTCGTCTTCAGCAACTATCTTGCCAACTCCAAGGTTGGGATTCAGTCGGGTATTCGTAGGTGCATTGAAGCAGGCCTAGATGCAAATGCTATTCAGGCCAAGTTCGACTCCTACAGACCCGGCGTCACTATGGATCGAGTGGTCGATCCTGTCGCCGCATTGGCTGCCAAGCTGTCAAAGATGACGCCTGAAGAGCAGGAAGCTGCCTTCGCAGAGCTGCGGGCCAAGATCGCGGCAAAGACCAGTGGCTAAGTCGCTGGCACCATTGTAGCAAACACCAGTTGTCAGGAGCTCTGGTAAACAAAAAGCTCCTTTTTTTTCTCATCAGTTTTAATTGTGGTATGTTCCTAACAATGTACGGAGGATCTATGGATTACAATGAACTTGTCTATGGTCATGGTCTTGAGGTTCACAAGTGGTCTACACGAGAGGTAGAATTCTATCACTTCTCAATGGTGGTACAAGGACATATCGACAGATACACAATTCCTCAGTATGGAGACGCTCCAACTGATCAAGTAGAAGAGTGGACACCCTCCCAGTGCATGGATTCTGTCAAGCGCTACGCGAGTAGAATAAATAGCAATGCTCGCGGTCGTCTTGAGACCCTTAGAGACATGGCGAAGATTGCACACTTTGCGGCTATGGCCTTTTATAAACTGAAGCCAACAGCAGTTGAGATTATTAAGGTGAAGGAGGGGAGGATATGACTCACAAGGCAGTTGCAAAACTGGATAAGAGTGGTTCGGAGAGTATGAAGTATCATCATTATATATTCGGCAAGCCAGGATCAGAGATCAATGGAGGCCTCTATATTCGCAAGGATGTTATGATAGTACCGGACTTCATTGAGATCGAGATAGCGCAGGTGAAGGGAGGATAGCTATGCCGCGTAAGGGAATACAACTCGCATATCCCTTTGAAGAGAAGCGTCTTGCTAAGTGGAAGGCTCCATATCTTATTCAGCCTAAGCTTGATGGAGACCGCTGCCGAGGATGTATAGACTCTCAGGGGAACGTAGTACTGTTGTCTTCGGAGGAGAATGAGATCACTTCCGTTCCTCACATCAACTCTGCATTAAGTGGTTTGCACCTCCGCAATGTAGAGTTTGATGGAGAGCTATACATCCCTGGCGCTCCTCATGAAGCGATACATAGTATCGTGTCGAGGAGTATAAACATCCACGTAGATTCAGGCTATGTAGAATTCTATATCTTCGACGTTGTCATGTCTGGAATACAAATCGAGCGCACGAATAGGCTTCTCGATATACTTCCTAATCGGAGGACAGGTATCTCCTTTGGGCCTCTCCAAGTTGTACCGAATACATTTGCCTATGGTATAGATGATATTATGAGGAATTGTGATAACTATATTCAGAATGGCTATGAAGGCTTTGTCATTCGAGACTCCTATGCACCTTATGTTCGTAAGCGATCTACACAGATGATGAAATTCAAACCTCGTAAAGAAGATCTATACAAAATTATAGGATATAAAGAGGAGATCTCAATTAAAGGGCTACCTAAAAACTCTCTCGGCGCCCTTGTCTGTGTAGGAGATGATGGGACAGTATTCAACGTAGGATCTGGTTCACTGTTTACACAAGAAGGAAGAGAAACACTTTGGAAGGATAAAGATCTGCTTATTGGGCAGTATGCTAGAATAAAATATCAACACTTAACTCATACACGAGGTGTACCTCGTTTCCCTGTAATTGTGGAGGTAGTAAAAATATGAACGAGATATGGAAAGATATTGGAAGACATCCTAACAGCGAAGTATCAAACTTAGGCAATGTAAGATACAAGACATTGTCACAAATGAGAAATGATATAGGCTGGCCCTATAAGCCTAATCCAGTGTAGTAGTTGTTGATATTATAGATCTACCACAATAACTATGGTATATTTTATACCAAAGGGCGGTTCCGAAGAAGGAGGCCACATGAACACACTAAATTTCGGAAGTCTTGAAGCAAGCAAGCGGCTGGTAGATGTGGGGATTGTACTGGAGACGGAACACTGTTGGCAGTGGAAAGATCCATGTTCACCTGACGATATGGCGTACGGAGCTTATGGGGAGTGGATACTTGTGCAGAGGTCAATAGATCACATTGACGCCGAGTGCATTCCTGCCCCCTCGATGGCTGAGGTGTGGAGGGAACTAACGGATTATAAGGATCTTGCTCCAGCACTAAAGAAAGATGGATATTATACATGCGCGTACTATGACTGTGAGGATAATACTGGTTTAGGATATTCAAGCGACCTCAATCCTACCGACGCTCTGATTGACCTTTTGATCTGGGTGAGAAAGGAGAAGTAAGGAGAAGCCATGTATGAGCTAACTGAAGACGATAAGAAGCGGCTGACTGAATTTTTAGGGGAGTGCTGGCATGAAAATAAATGGGATAAGAATCCGACACATCTTGTATGTGCATGCGGGTACTTATGCCAAGGAACTCATGTACAGGAAGAACACTGTAGAAATAACAACCGCACCTTCGCCACCGGAAACGACATGGTTGCACTGAAGGAGAAGCTGATAGAAGCAGAGAGGTGGTGGGAGTTTGAACAACAATTTTGTCTAATAAAATGGGATTGGGTTGAACAGGAAAAGTATCAGTCTTTTTTAGACTGGATTTTCACACCCACCCGCTTCTGCTGGCTGGTGAGTGAGTATTTGGAGGAGCAAGGATAACCACCCTGTTGAAAGGAGACCAGTGATGAAAGACTATCGAGACGAACTAACTTGTGGCTTAGGAGATCCTTGTGATTACGACCACACTTGCAAAAACCACCAAGTGTTATCAAATCTGAAACATGATGCCTTGCAGGAGATCAATAAGCGGGACAAAGCGCTGGAACAGTATCGGCGCTGGACAAACGATCTCCAATCAGGGATGTACATAAATTGTGTTTACTGTGGACATCGGTATGGCCCGCGAAAAGACACCCCTGTAGCCATAGCGGATGCGCTTAAGAAACATATTGAGCAATGTCCAGAACATCCTCTGAGTGCAGCTAAGGAGGAGATCGAGAAGCGGGACAATGAAATCGAAGAGTTGCGCCACTTAGGTAAAACCCATAAAGAGGAGATTGCCACACTGAAGGCTGAGCTGGAATGGCAGATATATAGACCACTTATGAAGGGAGAAACGACAAAAGATGGAGATCAGGGCCTTTTGCCTGATGAAGATGCCTTCTGGACTACCCTTTATGGAATTCACCGGGAAGTGCCTGATCCTGCATATCCAACCCATTGTCACTATCGCCGTCGTATAGCCTTCGAACTGAAAGAGCAAATAACTGTACTAAGGGCTGAGATCGTTGCGTTGAAGGCAAGAGTGTCTGAACTTAACAATGCCTTGCGCCTACACATGGCTGTATCTCCTGACGATCCGCTGATAATCACGCCGGTAGAAAAAGAGATTGTAATCCTTCGTGCTGAGGTCACCACACAAAGGGAGGAGATCGCCGCGCTGAAGGCTGAGGTGGAGAGGTTGAGGGGAGCGTTCAGGGAGCAGTTAAGAATTGAACCTCCTTTTTATACATGGACAGGGCATGATCTAAGATTGCTTGAAATAGCCAAAGCCGCGTTGAAGGAAGTCGCTGATGAAAGCTGACACCTGCGTCTGTCCGGACTGTGATGTTAAGTTAGAAGTCGATAATAACTATGGCCCAGGGAAGTGTCCAAAGTGTGGGTGCAAGTTTACTGTGTTTCGTGACAGTGCGATTCGAGTAGACATTAAAACTTCGTTATTATCTGGAACTCTCTGGATATCACTACCAGAGGGATAAGGGAGGTGCGTATGTTACTTACTATCTTAATACTTACTTTCGTTGTTGTTGTGTTCTTTATATTCTGTATCATGAAGTCATCTACACAAGGAGACAGAGCTGCAGAGCAAGCCTTCAAGGAGGAGAGACTTAAGCATAGTAATAGATGGTTTATGAGGAGGGTAAAGTGAAGAATGAATGGACAGAAACACTGGAGCAGAAGGATGAAGAGATTGCCGCACTGAAAGCCGAAATCCAACGGCTGAACAGCACAGCATTTACATTGCAAAAGATCACCGAGCTGAAGGCTGAGGTGGAGAGGTTGCGAAAGCTTACGGCCCACGAATTGGCAAAGAATTTTCAATACGAAGCTGAAAAGGAAGGAGGCCGCTGATGAGAGATCCTAACGAACCTAGTATCCACGATCATGGAGCTCCTTATAATGAGGATGATGAGGGGAATTGTGAGTGTACGAGCTGTAAACTGGCGGCTCGAAGGATTGCTAAAGCTGAGAGGGCGGAATACGTGTCTGGAGAATTAAATAAGAGAGGAGGTAACTGAAGATGGGTGGAAGGAATAGAAGTCAGTCAGTTTACTTAACAGTACAAAGTAGGCGTATAGCGTTTCTCCCTCCTGGAACATACTCCATCCACATTAACGACACACGAATAGTGGATGGAAGTGTGAGGGTCAACGCAAGGATCGTCAAGTCAATATCACTTGTAACCGCTGATGAGTTGAAGAGGATACAAGGACTAACAGAGGAGGGGGAGAAAAATGGCGACTAAAGCAGATGAAAACAAGGCGTAGAAGAGGCTTGCAGCATATCCTCATGGTGGTGTGAAAGTTTTCGAACTAGAGAGAGCATCTTATAGAGATGATGGAAAGCCGCTGTATAAGGCATATATTGCAGCTGCTAAGCCCCATGGCTGGTCAGACTATTACGAAGATCCTATGGAGGATGTTGATGCTGTAATAGCTATGATGGAGACTACTATGAAGGAGGCTGCTAATGCATCTGATCCCACATAGCACATGGAAGATCCACGATGCTACTAAGCTCCAGACCTATATGGACTGTGCTCGTGCTTATTTCTTCGAGTTCGTTCTTGGATGGAAACCTTCACAGCCAAACATTCATCTTGAGTTTGGAACTGCTTGGCACATTGGGCAAGAGCATCTTCTCCTCAATGGTTATGGAGATATATCGACTCTCGAGGCATATCAGAAGCTCACCACTTATTATCGACAGTTCTTTCCTGAGATCATGGATGATGCTAACCATCCAAAGACACCAGCTATGGCTCTTAAGGCGTTGATGGAGTACACCAGGGAGTATGCCCGTGAAGAATTCAAGGTTATGTATACTGAGATCGCAGGAACTGTATCACTTACAGACAAAATTGTGCTTCACTTTAGAATGGATTCTATCCTCGACACACTAGACGGAATCAAGAGTCGTGAGCATAAGACAGGTTCCCAACTCAGTAGACCGTGGACAGATCAATGGGCACTTAAGATGCAGACTGGTGTCTATAATCATGTTCTCTATTGTATATTCCCAGCTGAGAAAGTGTGGGGAGTAGAGATCAACGGCACGATCTTTAGTAAGAAGAACGTCCAGTTCGTTCGTGTCCCTTCTCGACGCACTCTTCAATCCATGGAAGTATGGTACTGGAATACTATCTGGTGGATTACAGAGATCGAGAAGGACTTTGAGAGATTGAGTCTCTGTACAAGTGATGATGTAGTCATGAAATGCTTCAAGATGAATACAGAAAACTGTACCAAGTACTTTGGATGCAAGTACCATGACTTCTGTGTAGCATGGCCTAACCCATTGGCAAGAGCAGAGGAGCTCCCTCTTGGCTTTAAGATAGAATACTGGGATCCTTCATCTGAAGTGCTCAAGGCTAAGAAGGTCTTCAACATAACACAAAAAATAAGAGGAGGAGTCGAAAGATGAAAGTACTACGCTTATTAGTATATGAAGGGCCTGAAGAGTGGGTACTGGATACTTTATCTAGGAATGAAGTACAGGATAGGTACTGTATTGACTCAGATAAAAGTATAACTTCTATTATTTTTGGGAAACTTCCAGATGAGATAGACCTGCTTGTCAAGAGAAGAGGAGAAAGCTGATGCCACTTGATATAAAAAAGGAATTCGCAGACATTCGTGCTATGTACAACGCTCAGACACAGCAGCAACACGCCGCATTTCTAGTCTATGGAGGCTCTGGTACGGGAAAGACTCGTCTCCTCAAGACGTGCCGACGTCCTATTCATATTGACTCTTTCGATCCTCGAGGTACCAAGACCATAAGAGATGAGATCAAAGAAGGTTGGATCCTAGCAGATACTCGCTTTGAGGTGGAGGATCCTTTCAACCCAACTGTCTTTGCTGTTTGGGATAAGGAGTACGAGCGTAGGCAGAGGGACAAGTACTTCGAACACCTCGGTACCTACGCAATAGATAGCGCTACAACATGGGCATCTGCCGCTATGAATCAAGTTCTTAAGATGGCAAAGGGAGGAAGCCGAGCAGGTTCCCAGCCTTGGGAGAACGACTATCTCCCAGCTATGTATATGATAGAGAATGCTGTGAAGGACTTCCTTACACTTCCATGTGATATAGTCCTTATCGCTCACGAGAATACTCTCAAAGATGATGTTACGGGAAAGCTCTACGTCACACCACTCTTTGTTGGTAAGCTCCAGCAGCGCGTTCCTATTTTATTTGATGAGCTCTATTATGCCCAAAGTACGCGAACAAGCGCGGGTATAAAGTACACACTGTTAACTCAGTCCGACGGAACCTTTCGCGCCAGGACTCGGTTAGGAAAGGAGGGATTGTTTCTACAGAACGAAGAGCCAGATATAAAAATGCTATTGAAAAAGGCAGGATATCCAACAGACGATAAATCATACTAGAAAGAAAGGAGGAAGATATGCCTAAGGAAATCATCCAAGATAACTGGGATAAAGAAGCTGTAGTAAATACATTCCTATGTAAATACTGCATGTACTATCTCAACTATCGCTGTCGAAGACATGCACCAAAAGGGCAGGAAGGTTGGTCTGCAGTATATCCGAGAGATTTCTGCGGAGATCACAAGCTGGATAAGAGCACGATGCGAGGTCTATCATGAACGTAGAACAAATCTTCGAGGAGATCAAGGCGGCTCTTATCAAGGTCACAAGTGGTGAGGCTACAAGGAGCTCCACTGAGAACGCATCAACAAAGATCACTGTCTATCGAGTAGGCCAGACAGTGAGGGTAGACATCAAAGAGAAGTCAAACAACTAACAACAAGAAGGAGGAAAGATTATGGGTTTTATTCTAGATGTAGAAACTGAAAACGCACCTGTGTTTACAACTCTCCCCGACGGATCAGAAGTGGAACTTCGCGTCGTGAAAGCAGAGGTGAAGAACGCGAAGACGACCGGCGCCCCTATGTTAGCACTCCGCTTCGACATCCCGAGTGATCCGTACACCAAGGACATTAATCTCAATATCATGCTGCCGGATAAGGATGATGATGAGAAGACATCGGCTCAGAAGAAGAACAGGCTGAAGGATTTCAAGCATGCCTTTGGACTCCCTCCAGCCGGACCTCTCACTGAGGAAGACATTGAAAGGTCAAAAGGCTGGGCTATCCTCGGTGAGGAAGAAAGCGCAGAGTACGGCAAGCAGAACAAGATCAAGCGGTTCATCGTTGCCAGATAACATGTAACTCTGTTACCAAAGGTGCAGGTCTGCTGAGAGGCTACTATATTGGCTAGATCTTAGCCAGAGCAATCCACCGGACCTGCACCGTTTTATAACTATGGTATAAAATATACCAAAGATCACCGAATAGCGAGAAATACCACAATCATATTTCTTCGCAAATCTGCAAAGGAGGTACTGATGCCAGCTAAATATACACCAAGACTGAGCGTAGAGGTTTCACCAGAGACCTACACACGTCTCACAAACCGCATCCCCTGGGGCTTGAAGGGTAAGATCATGGTGATCTTGCTTGAGGATCTACTCGACCTCATCGAGGAGCATGGAGATATAATCCTCGCAGGTCTCATCAATAGATCACTATCTGCCCAGCATATCGTGAAGGGCTTAGATAAGATGATCAAAGAGAAGGAGAAGAGCGATGGATCTTAGCGATATCAGAAAGAGTATATCCTCTATGACTGATGATGAGCTTCGATTACAGTTAACAGAGATCAGAAGCAACAGACGTGTAACGAAGAGGCCTCCTACTGCAACGAAGAAGGCGGCTAATCCGGCTATATCTGGGGCGTCTGCTGATTCTCTTATCAAAGGCATGACTGCTGAACAAGCAGAGACACTACTTAAACTATTGGGAGGCTGAAATGTATAATCTTAAGGAGGTTCCCACTTCATCAATCATTATAGAGGAAAGATTTAGAAAAGATTACGGTGATCTCTCTATGTTGGTAGAGTCTTTCAAACACGAAGGTATTATCCAGCCCTTAGCCGTTCGAGAAAACGAAGATGGAACGCATACCCTGGCTGCTGGAGGTAGACGTTTAGCTGCAGCAATAAAAGCAGAGATAGAAACTGTTCCAATACGCTGCTATCCGCCGACCTTAAGCGACTTGGAGATGCGCTCAATCGAGTTAATGGAGAACGTCTGTCGAAAGGATCTGGAATGGCTTGAGACAGCAAAGCTCAGGAAAGAGATCCATACACTACAGGTCACTATTCATGGAGAGAAGACATCAACAGCTGTTAATGCACCTGGCTGGTCTCTCCGTGATACAGCAGAACTTCTCGGCAAGACACACCCCACTTTTCTACAGGATATACAACTAGCAGATGCAGCTACTATTTATCCTGACCTCATCAAGGCAAAGAACAGAAGTGAAGCAACAAAGATGCTCGGCAAGCTACAGGAAGATATGCTTCGTAAGGAGCTGGCAGGTAGGATAGAGAGTAAGACCGCAGCTACTCCTATTGAGAAGCTACATCAAGAGCTGGTCAACCAGTATTTCATTGGAGATTTCTTTGAAGGAGTCAAGAATGTACCACCTGGTTCTATAGACTTTGTAGAGATAGACCCTCCATATGCTATGGACCTTAATGCAACAAAGAGAGATATGAAGCTGGCGTATAGTGATAACTACAACGAGATTGATATAGAGGAGTATCCAGACTTCATGACACATACCCTGTTTGAGGCTGCAAAGGCTATGTCGAATAGCTCATGGATGATCCTCTGGCATGCTCGGCAATGGAGAGAACTCCTGCAGAAGATCTTAGATGAACTCGGTCTCGTCTATGATGAAGGCATCTGGTACAAGGGAGCAGGGGGACAGACTAACGCTCCAAACTTCCACCTCGCCAGTTGCTATGAATCATTCTTCTATATACGCAAAGGTACGCCATCTATCATACGTCAGGGTAGAAGTAATGTATTTAACTACAAACCTGTGCCTAGCGCAACCAAGGTACACCCAACTGAACGTCCAATCGAGATGATTCAAGACATGATACAGACATTCTGTTGGGAAGGTGCTCGTATTCTTGTGCCATTTGTAGGCTCTGGGAATACCATACTGGCAGCAAGTAACCTTGGCATGAAGGCCTTCGGTTGGGACCTTTCACAGACATACAAAGATGCATACATCATTAAGGTATCAAGTGGCAGGCCTGGAGGGTACAGATCATATAAGGAGGTATCGACTACATGAAACTTTGTTTTGTTGATGTGGAGACAACTGGGGTTGATCCTAAGATCCATGCGCTTATTCAGTTATCTGGGTGTCTATCTATCAATCAAGGAAGTGTGGTTAAGATACTTGAGCGAGGAGGCTTCTAATGCTGTCTGATGTGATTCAGTACTCAAAAGTAGAAGGAGGAGAACTACTAGACTGGCCATATCCTGCTTCTATCAAACCATCTAACTCATTTCTACTAACAGTAAGGCTAGGGAATCCAACAGTATATTGGATGTCCTCTCCTTACGCACTAGAATTTCATTCACTTATATTATCTGATGGGAGTCGCTGGGATAGTATAAATGGATTTAATGATAAGAAAGGACCCCACTAATGTCAAAGATAGTCGGAGGAAGTGGTCCTCTTGACGCCCGGCTTGTCTTCGTAGGTGAGGCACCTGGCACAGAGGAGGAGAGAACGGGCAAGCCTTTTGTTGGAGCATCTGGAGAGCTCCTCACAAGTCTTATGCACAACTCAGGGCTGACTAGAGATAGTGTCTATATAACAAACGTAGTTAAGGAGAGACCTCCTGGGAATAACATAGAACACTTTATCAAGTTCGAGCGTGGTAAGGTAACCAAGACTCAGAAGTATATAGAGTATGAACAAATGCTTTATGATGAGCTTGATAAGACACAGGCAAATGTCTATGTTGCTGTAGGTGCTGTGGCTATGTATGCACTTACACGCATGGACAAGATCACAAAGCGAAGAGGTTCAATCCTAAAGGGACACTTGTTCAGTCGTGAAGGGGCAGTCACCAGAGATATAAAGGTTATCCCTATCATCCATCCTGCGCGTGCTCTTAGGAACTATCTGTTCACTCACTTCATTCGCTTCGATCTTCGTCGGGTTGCAGAGGAGTGTACCTTCTCAGACATTCGACTACCTGCTCGTCATCTCCACATAGAGCCATCATTCATAGATGTCATGGCTTATCTCAGTTCTTGTAATGAGCTACCTGAAATAGGCTTTGACATTGAAGTGATGAATGAGGAGATCTCTTGTCTATCCATAGCTCGATCTCCCTATGATTGTATGTCTATACCCTTTGTCTGGGAGGGGAGAGACTACTTCACCATCGACCAAGAAGCTATGATATGGAGAGAGCTCACAGAGATTATAGAGAACCCAGACATTATAAAGACTGGACATCATATAACCTTTGATGCCACTTTCGTGTTCATGAAGTATGGGATCATCTTCAGAAACATGAAGTGTACAATGGTACAGAGTAGCATATGCTATCCAGACTTTCCAAAAGGACTAGACTTTGTCACAAGTATATGCACAAAGGAACCGTACTATAAGGATGATGGAAAGAAGTGGTTCAAGTTCGGAGGAAGCCAGAGAGACTTCGCTATATATAATGCTAAGGACTCTGCTGTTTGTACTGAGTCGCGTGGTGTTCTGGATTCAGAGATCATACGACAAGAGAACTCGAGTGCAGTTGATAGACAGACCGCTATCATTCCAAGTCTTGTCTATATGCAGGCTCGAGGTATCCAGGCTGATAAGAAAGGGATGGATGCAGAGGCTGCAGATAATGAAGAGAAGATTAAGGCTCTTGAGATAGCTCTCAACAATCTATGTGGCTATCCTATCAATCCAAATAGTCCCAAGCAACTGCAAGAGTACTTCTATATCAAGAGAGGTCTCAAGCCTTATATATCTAGAGCAACTGGCAACATAAGCTGTGACGCTATGGCACTTAAGCGTATCAGTAGGAAGGGTTTTAAAGAGGCTGGCATCATTATAGAGATGCGGCACCTAATAAAGATTAATAGTACATACCTAGAAATGGAGCTTGATGATGATAATAGAATTCGATGTAGCTTCAATCCGGTTGGTACAGAGAATGGAAGACTGTCCAGTTCCAAGACTATTTTTGGAAAGGGAGGAAATATGCAGAACCTTCCTCCAGAGATGCTCAAATATCTCATTGCAGACCCAGGGTGCTTTCTCTATAATATTGACTTGTCGCAGGCAGAGAATAGAATCGTCGCCTATGTCGCACCAGAACCAAACATGATTGCTGCCTTCGAGCGTGGAGTAGATATCCATAGGCAGACTGCTGGTCTGATCTTTGGTAAGGATCCTGAAGATATATCAGATGAGGATGGTTCATCTAGTATTGGTGGTGGCTTGCAGTCCGAAAGGTTCTGGGGGAAGAAGAGTAATCACGAACTCGACTATGATATGGGGTATAGAGGGTTCGCTATGATTTGTGAAATATCTGATAGCGAAGCTAAGTTCATAGTCGATAAATTCCATGCTGTGTATCCAGGAGTTCGACAGTACCACGCCTGGATTCGTGCACAACTAAATAAGAATAGAACAATTGAAAACTGTCTCGGACGGAAGAGACTGTTCACAAATAGGTGGGGTGATGAACTTCATAAGGAAGCTTACGCTTTTATTCCACAGTCTACAGTTGCAGATGTTATAAATGAGAGAGGACTGACTTATGTAATGGATAATCCTTTATTCTGGGGCATAGAGATTCTCAATAACGTCCATGATAGTTTAGTGGTTCAGATAAGCTACGAGAAGGTACCGCTTCAGCAGCACGCAGATGCGCTAAAACTTCTTGTAAATTCTCTTCAGACGCCCTTAACATTTCGTGGACAGACGTTCTATATTCCAGCAGATATTGCAGTGGGTAGGTCACTTAACAAGAAGCTTATGAAAAAGATAGATATGAAAGGTGATGTACTTCAGCAGCTAAAGGAGTTAGATATATGAACCTGAACAAAACAGTTCTAACTTATCTTGATAACACTTATAGAGATGGCAGCTGTTATATATGGAAGGGTGGTTTTATAAACAAGAACTCTAGGTGGGCGTATCCTGCAACTTTCTATGGTAACAGTGTATGTAGAATAATCTTAGCTCAAATATATGGGTCTATTCCAGGTGGCATGAATGCTTGTCATAAGTGTGATAACACTAAGTGTATAAATCCAGATCATTTATATATAGGAAGCTCTGCAGATAACTCTAGAGATATAGTAGAAAGAGGAAGAATTGGAACTTCTAAGTTAACAAAAGAAGAAGTAAAAGATATTCTTCTAAGTCACTATAATAAAGGGGAAACTGGAGCCTCACTAGGAAGAAGGTATAACATAGCAAGCTCAAGTATATACCTAATTCTAAAAGGAAAGCACTATCCTAAAATCTTTCTGGAGGTGACAAGTGAGCTCAAGGATTCTCCAAGATTGGCTCGACTCTTATCTGACCTACACCATAAAGTCAGAGCCACCGCTGCTGTATAAGTATTGGGTTGGAGTATCAGTTATAGCAGCAGCCCTTCGTAGGAAGTGTAAACTGCAACTTGGTACTCTGACGTTCTATCCTAACTTGTATATCGTTCTTGTTGGACCTAGTGGTAAGTGCCGAAAAGGAACAGCAATGGGAGATGGTGAGGGATTTCTTACTGATCTTGGTATAAAGATAGCGTCGACATCTATCACTCGTGAGGCATTGATACATCAACTGAAGACATGTAGCGACACGAGCATAACTCCAGGTGGTGTGATGGCTATGCATAGTTCACTTACTATACTTAGTAAGGAGCTAACTGTGTTCCTTGGCTATAACAATCAGCAGCTCATGGCAGACCTTACAGATTGGTACGACTGCGCAGGTCAATGGGAGTATCGTACTAAGAACATGGGCACTGATGATATATCAGGAGTCTGGGTAAATCTGATAGGAGCCACAACTCCTGACCTCCTACAGACAACTCTACCTCGTGACGCTATAGGTGGTGGACTTACAAGTCGTATTATCTTTGTGTATGAAAATAAGAAGGATCATACAGAACCATTCCCTGTTCAGACAGGAGCGGAGATAGCATTGGGAAAAGAACTTCGTGTAGACCTTGAGCGAATATCACTATTGCAAGGGATGTTCTCTGTATCAGAGAAGTTTATAGACCTCTGGATAGATTGGTACACAAAGACAGATAGCTCTCCTCCTCCATTTGAGGATCATAGGTTCTCTGGATACTTTGAACGACGCCCTACGCATATGTATAAGCTATGTATGATCTTTAGTGCATCACGTTCTGACTCAATGATTATAGATGAAGTCGATTTTCATAGATCTCTGGAATTGCTAGAGAAAACAGAACGTATGATGCCTTATACATTCAGTGGACTTGGGAGGAGCAGTACATCAGAAGTCTTAAACAGAGCACTTACTATAATTGCGGCAAGAAAGAAGGTATCTCTCGCCAACCTACAGGCCATGTTCTACAATGATGCGGACGCTAAGACATTAGATAACATCATCCAGACAATGATTAACATGGAGTTTGTTGTACCCTTGTTTGAAGGTAAAGAGAGGTTCCTCGCATATAACGAGACACAGAAGTCTGTACTACTACCGTAACAACTATGGTATAAAATATACCACAGTTATAACAAAGGAGGAG